ATGGCAAAAATCATCAAACAGCTTACTATTGCGCAAGTGAACAACGCCAAAGCGACGGAAAAGATCTATTATTTATTCGATGGGGAAGGACTGAAACTTGTCGTCAAGCCTAACGGTGTGAAAACGTGGGTGTTTAATTACAAACGCCCTTACACATTAAAACGCACCGAAAAAACCATCGGCACTTTCCCTGCAGTATCGCTTAAAGATGCTCGCCAAAAAGCACTTGAATTTCGCCAACTCTTAGCCAATAAGATTGACCCGCACGAATTTGAGCAAAAACAAGCCATAGAAGCATTAAAAGAGCAGTGCAGTACATTTGCTTATGTTGCCAATGAATGGCTGTTATATCGTGCGAAAATCGGCAAAGAACAAGGCAATTACACAGAGAGAACGAAAGTTGACACAGAAAGACGTGTCAATGCTGCCATTGATTTAATTGGTGACGTGCCTTTCAAAGAATTAACCTTAAAACACGGCTTATCCGTGCTTGAACCGCATCGCCAATCAGGGGCAACGGCTGAATTGAAAAAGCGTTATTTGGTTTTAAAATCAATCGCAGAATATGCCGAACGTTTTGAATATTGGGAAAACAACAAATGGAAATATCTTGGTGATGATCTCCCAGCAGTGAATAAAAACAAACATCACCCGTCAATTCATTACAAAGCGTTACCGGAATTTATGATCAGCCTTGCACGGGCCAACATATCCCAAACGGTGCGTCTTGCAATTTTGTGGGGATTGCTCAATGCAACAAGGGCGAGCGAAACCGTCAGTGCAAAATATTCTGACATCATCGAACACGAGAATTTACCGAATGGCAAAGTTTGGCAAGTGGTCATTTCAAAAGGTGGGAAAGGGGAGCGACTGCACCTTGTGCCATTAAGCAAACAGGCAGAAACCTTGCTTTCATACATCAAGCAACACACAAACAAGGAATATTTGTTCCCGTCCACTTTATCAAAGGTGAGAAACGAAAAGCATATCAACAGCCAAACGCCGAATGAAGTGATTAAAACAATGGACGGCGGCAAATACAAAGGCACCATGACAAATCATGGTATTCGGTCAATATTCAGCAGCTATTGCAATGATAATCGCCTAGAACTCGGCTTAGATAAAGAAGTCATCGAAATTTGCCTAAGCCATTTGAATTCCGATGAAATAAGAAACGCCTATAATCGGGCGGAATATCTTCCTTACAGATTAAAGACGTTTCAAGAATGGGCCAACTATGTTGAAAAATGTGCGAATGGTTTATTCAAAGAAATTATTGCCGACAAGTCTTAATGTATTCGTTCAAGTCGCTTTCCGCAATCTTGCGGGAGCGACCGAATTTATAAGATTTTAACTTGCCACTAGAAATCCAACGTTTCACGGTCGCTTCTGAACAAATTCCCGTTTGCACGATCTCTTTTATTGAAAAATAACGTTCCATTATAAATCACCTTCTTTCACAAACACGCCGTCAATCATACGCCCTTTGCGGTCTTTGATTTCATCCCATGCCGCTTGCACACAGCTTTCTAAGGTTAATCCATATTCATTAGAAATTTTGATAAGACAATATAATGCATAAGCAAAATCATATTCCAAATGGCGGTTTGCTTTTCCTGTATAATTTATTTTTTCTGAAATGCTTGCAAATTTTGCTACGCACTTTTCAATCCAAACATCAATCCCTTTACTAGCCAAGTATGGCAAAGGCTTAAAATCAAAGTTGCTATTAGTTTGCTTATTTAAAATCACCATCACCACAAAGCAATCCCCGATGCTATCTTTAATCACATCAATTTTATTTTTAGATACGCCACTGCAAAGCTCCCCGAATTCTTCCATCAATTTAATGAATTGTTTTTTCGGTGTAGAACCTTCAATTAAATTGCGAGCTTCTGCCCAATTTTCGATATTTTTAATAAGCTGTGTTAATGTTGTCATTTAATGCCTCATTTGTGTTAATTTTGTCTATTGATAGTTGTTTTTTACTTTGCCGATTAAAAGAATCTAAGTCACGTACTGTGCCATCATTATATAAAGCCAATCCACCCGCTTGTGGATCATTTTCATTAAAATAAATAACTTGAATAAATTCCTTCATTACAATCATGATATTTAACTTTGTTAACTTTAATCCTGAGGAATATCAATCAATTTTATCCATTCATTACCTTTTCTATTTGGCAAGTCAAAATAGACTAATTTCCACACAGTATTATCATTACATAATGCAAATAATCCGCTTTCTGTTTCCATTTGATCTACTTCATGGTCAAAAGCATTTGACACACCATAAGCAATTTGAATAATTTTTCTCCCGTATTTCATAGAAACAGGTTTTGTTGTTGGTTTTATTGTTTTTTCTTCCATAATTCACCTACATTTTCCCCAATCTTTCCCAAAATCCAGTCACTTTCTGACTAAATTTTTTCACAGAAAAGAGTGGGATTTTTTCTTCTTTGATGAAAACGTTGTTGTTTTCATAACAAATCCACTGAAAGTCATTAATCCGTAACCGTTTATATTTCATTAATAGATCAATTTGTGAACGATTAATCATAAATCCGACAGGTAAAAGTGCATTTTTTACCTTTTGTTCAATTTCTGAACGGTTACAGTTACTGACACAAGTCCAAGCGTCGCTACGCTCCTTGTTTGTTTCGGTGGTCTCCGCATTGGCATCAGTTGCAACATCTGCCACCGTGCCTTTTTTGATAACCCAATTTTTAAGTTTGGTTCTTACGCTTGCAAAACTGAAACGGTTTTTCACCCCCACAATTTTCTTTCTTGTTTCGCCGTATTGGTTCGGCTCACTTTCTTCATATTCCACGCATAACGGCTGATCTTCACGTTTAGCCATTGCGCCCCCTTGCAATTCTAAATAGCTTGCAAAACAAGACACATCGCAAACCGCTTGCGCGTCTGCAATGGTCTTATCATCTACATCATCTAACTGCCATTTCTCTAATTTGCGTAATTCACGCCACACAGAAATTGGCGGATTGCCGTAAAACTGGAATTGACGAATGCCCCAAAGGTTCGCCCACGCACGCACACGTTGCACGTTTTCGTCAAGTTTCAATCCTTCCACTTCGTCCGATGTTTCGTCTTTTTGATTGCCCGCATAAATGTTTTTGGCAATGTATTTTGCGATATAAGAAACGGCAGAACCTTTTGCAGGGTCAATTTCATCTACTCTGCAGCGGTGTTTTTTCGCCCCGAATTCATCGCCGTCTAACTCTAAAGCTTTTGATTTAAATAAACGGATCACTTCTTCTTTATCTTCTGCTTTCACATACACAAGCAAATGCCAGTGTGGAGTGGCGTCATGGTGAGGTTCAACGCCACGCATACCGAAAAAGCCGATGCCACGTTTAGCAAACAATGCACGCAACTGCGCCCAATTCTTGCTTAAATAAGCGTGGGTTGTGCGTGGGTCTGCACCTTTCCATTTCTTGTTATTTGTGCCGTTGTTATGGGTTGCATGGAAAGATGAAGGGGCGGTCATGGTTAAGAACAATGACACATAGCCTTTTTCTGTTGCCCATTCGTCCACGCCGCGCAAGCGGTTCATCATCTCGTTAAAACGGATGGCAGGATTACCGGATGATTTTTGCCACATTGCCATCAATTCCACCTGTTCGGATGGATCGTCAATGTTTTCAATAATCATCTGTTTTAAATATTCCAGATTGGCTTTTTGCTGATTGCGGTAATCGCTCAATGCACCTGTTGAAATGTAAGGGCTAACTTTTGCCGATACTTCACCGCAACCAATCGCCAAATGCTCGATAAGGCGTTTTTGCGTGCTGCGTAATGTGCGGAACCAGTATTTTTCGCATACCACACGCAACAATTCGCCTTCTTGTTGTTGCACAGAAAGACGTTTCCCTTCTTCAAGGCGGTGTTGGCTTTTAAGCGGAAAGCCAATGTTTTTGCAAACATCAGCACAAAGTCGGTGCAGTTCACTGCTTAGGCGTGAAAAATCGACCGCACTTAATAGCCCAACGGCTTTTTGATTGGCGCAATCTTCCACGAAATCGCTTTGCAATCCGTTGAAGTGCAAGGCGAGTTTGTAGGCGATTTCTTTTAATTGGCGTTCGCCTAATAGATAAAAATGCAAGCCTTGACTATCCACAGGCTTTTGCATGGCCAAATTGGCAGAATAGTGTTTGCGTTCAAGCAACCACGAAACAGAAATGCGATATTGCTCAAAAACGGCTTCCAAACGATTTGTTAACACATCACGCAAGGTTGTGTTGGCAATGCGGGATTGTTTATTGCCTAAGCTAAAACTAATTGACCCATCATCTTTAACACTGCGATAAGCACGCAACCACACATTGCGGAAGTGTTCACGTTGGCGTTTGCGTGGTAAATCTGAAAGCAGTTTTTCAACATAATCAAAATGATTAGGAGCAACCGCAAACAGCTCAATTTGTGCGGCAGTTGCTTGCGGCAAGTCTAAAGTGCGGTTAGTTTTAGCCGCACTTTCCATTCTTGCCAAACGAGCTTCTTCCATCGCTGAATCACGTTTAGCGATGTTATTGTCTCGTTGTTGCTCCCAGTTCATCATTTTATTTATTTCTCCCGACAGCTTTTACATATCCTATAAAAAGCAACTGATTAGCCGCATCGTAAAATTCTTTATTCATTACTAAATCAGATGATGGCGAATCTATGAATCCTTTCTCTTTCCATTTCATTAAAATTTCGCGCTCGGCATTATTTACCTTTCCAATGTCAACATTGGCATTGTTAACCAAACAGAACATTACATAAGGAATTAATCTCAGCTCTTGTTGCGAAACTTCATAGCCTAATAATTCAATTGATTTTTGCTTGATTTCATCTGTAATCATTCCTCGTTTCATTTGTTATCCCCCTTTTGTTATATGTCTCTTGCTACGTTAGCTAAATATTCATTGTGCTGATCAAAGTAATCTTTAATAGCTTGATTGGTTGAGTTGATCGCACTTTCCATTTCAGTGAGTGAAAGCACTTCATATTGTGCTAAGGCAAAGTTGCGGACTTCATTCACTGCGCCAATGATGGTGTTATGTAATCGCCCAATCACTCTGGCTTTTTGTTTTCGCCAACCGTCACTATCTGCGACAATCTCTAAGACTTGAAAGCGGTCGCCAATCTTGGTGATTTGCAATTCCGCGCCACAATCCAAATTGATGTAAATATCGGTACTCATTTTGTTTTCTCCTTAAAAGTGCTTGCTTATCCAACTTGCCAACCAACACAAGGCGGCATCTAACAATGCGGCGGCCATAAAACAGCCCAACATCACCACCGCTAATCCAATGAAAAAATCACTCATTGCCTTTCTCCAAAAAATCCTTGAAATCTAACTGTCTGCTTTTTCTAACCTTGATTGCGCCTGTATCAATGGCGGCTTTAAAACAACGATCTGCACGTGCAAAGCACCAATCTTCATCCAGTGTACTTGGTGATAACTGATAGGCTTTGCGCCAAAACTGTGCGGCTTTTAAATATTGTTCTTCACGTTCTGCTTCTGCGGCAGTTTCGATTGCCGTTTTAAAGGCGATGAATTTTGTTCTCATGCTGTTTTTCTCCGTGGATTGGCTTGCCATTGCTCCCAATCGCTGTATTTTTGTAAAAAGATTTGGCGTGCTTTTGTCGCCAAGTCGCCGTTTTCAATAAATTCATTAAATGCTTGTCTTGCTTGTTCTTCATCGCCTTTGTCTAAGTGATAGATGTATGCGAATAGTTTTTCCTGTGCCTTATCGAGTTTTTGATAATATTCCTTTGCCACAATGCTCAATGCGCCACGACTTAAAATAACGGTTGCCATACTTCCCCCTAATTCAATGCTTTATCAATCAATGTGAATTCGCGTTCGGTAATGCCTTTCGGAAACATCCCCGAAATCAACCGCACTTTGCGAAACGCCTTGGCGATTTTGCGTTGTCCGTTTTCGGTGTAGTGGTGTAGTTTCTCGCCTGAAAATGTGGTGCTAACTAAATCATTGATGTCGAGTTCTGCCATTGCCAACAGGATTTCTCTTTCGCCTTGTGAAAGGTTGCTGAAAGCGTATTCCACGCGATAGCGACTTTTCCCGATAACGTGGCGGCAATCGCCCCAACTTTGCACCTGTTCAACCGCAATTTGATTTTCTTTGCAGAATTTTGCTGCCGCACTTTCTTTGCCTGAAACGTACATCACACGCCCCCTTGCTTATTTGCCTTGAACCCAACTTAACCAACGACCAAACATCCCTTGCTTGCTCCAACTAGCTTTTTCAAGCAGTGCCACACGGTCGGAAAGTGTTTCATTCAATAGCACTTGTTGTTTGTTTAATTCTGCTTGATGATTAATGTGACGGCTGATGATTTGAATTTGCGTTTCCAATTTTTTCACACGTTTTTCTAACTCCCAGACATTCACACGTCCTTTGCGTGTTTTGCCGTTGTCGTAGGTGTAATCATTTTTTGCCATTTGCTTGGTCTCCCTGAATTTTGGTTGCAAAAATCCTGTCGAATGAATTTCTTCAAACGACGGTGTTTAAAAATCTTGATGGAAATTAAAGACTAGATGTCGATTTCTTGCTGACGCTCGTCAATCTGATTTAACGGCTTATTCGCACTTAATGCTTCTGGACGGTCGTTATAGATTGGCGTTCTTACTCTTGTAATTTGGCTTTGCACTCTTAATTCTGTGCCGCAGTTGTTGCAGTAAGCCAACACGTCGATTGACAATAAACCGATCTTTTCAGAAGTTCGCACACGGATGTTGTTACTTCCGCAATTTGCGCATTTATGATCTACGTTCACTATTCACCACCTTAACTGTTTCTAATCACTGCCCAATCAACATCAGGGCGTAAATCTTCGGCTCTTACTTTGCCTTCTGTTGCTTTGATAATGGCGGGAATATATTTAACATCCATTTTTCCGCCGTTTAGCCATTTACCCACTGCCGCTTGGCTTGTCCCGCAAGCTCTAGCAAGGGCGGACTGTCCGTTGCAAATGGTGACAGCCCGTTCAATACCTTTCATAAAATCACCCTTAAAACTTAAGTTTCAAATATATTAATCGCTAAGTTTTAATTTTGCAACTATTTTTTTAATGATATTTTATAACCTAAGTTTTAAAATTAACACTAAGGAGCAAAAAATGTCTGATTTATCTACTCGCTTTAAAACTTTACTTGATGAAAAGCGCCTATCTATGAACGCGTTTGCAAAGCAAGTCGGTCTTTCTCAACCTGCCATTGCAAAAATTGCGAGTGGTGAAACTCTCAATCCTAAAAATATTTTAGAAATTGCGACCGCACTTGGCGTGAACGCGCACTGGTTAAAAACCGGAGAAGGGGATCCTGATTCGGACGTAATCGCTTTGCCGACGGCTCAATCAGACAACGCCTTGCGCGTGGACGTGATGGACTATCAAGCCGCTGCACATAGTAGCGGAATCGTGAACGTAGATTATCCTGATGTGATAGAAAGCATTTTCTTTACAGCGGAAGGGCTATTCAAGGTAATTGGGCGCAAAAGTGCGGTCGGTATCAAGCTATTTAAAGTGCCAACCGATAGCCTTGCACCAACTATCAAGCCAAGCGATTTAGTTTTTGTAGACACGCTAATAAACAGCTATGTGGCAGAAGGCATTTATGTGTTCAATCTCAACGGTGAAACCTACATCAAACGCCTGCAACGCCTGCCCACAGGCGTAATCCGCGCCATAAGCGACAACCCACTTTACCCACCGTTTGAAATCACAGACGAATTGTTTGACACCGCAGAAATCATCGGCAAGTTCTTGGCGGTATTGCCGTTTGAGCCACGGTTGTTGGGGTGATGTATGGCAAAATTCATTGTCTATATCAATGCTGATAGGGAAATCAGCGTTTATCAAATCGAAAATGAAAGAGATTCAGGCTTGCACTATTTCAAAGCCTTTTGTCTTGATTCCTATCGATTACTAACCTTTCGCAAGGATAGAATCATTAATTCTTTTTCAACATATGATGCAGCCAATCAATTTCTGTCTTCCTTGCCCGAATCTGACCGCCTATCTTATGAAAAGCAAGTTGATTCCCATCGTAACACGTTAAAACATCGAGTTTCATCAGAAATCCAAAAGCTCGTATTTTGTTTTACTGGGTTTAAGCAAGCGCAGAAAGATGAATTGATTGCGTTAGCACAAGCCTGTGATTTCCGTACGGTTGATTCAGTTACATCAAAAACAAATTTTCTTGTCGTTTGTTGCCAGTCTGAAACCGTAGGCCCAACAAAGCTGACGAAAGCAAGGGAGCATGATGTAAAAATAATTTATGAAGATCAGTTTTATCACATGCTTGAAACAGGTGAAATTCCTGATAGCGCCATCACATTTCCTGACACAATTTTTACCGGAAAATTAATATCCTTTGACGGTGATTTTTCTTTTAATCTTGCCGAAGTAAAAGCTAAACTCACCGCGATTGGTGCGTTCCTTTCTGCCAAAGTAACGAATAAAACAGATTTTCTTGTGATTGGCATTGGCGCAAAGAAAAAGCTAATAAAAGCGCAAGAAATGGGCGTTTGTGTTGTGAATGAGCAAGAATTTAAGAGTTTGTTTGATTTTATCAAGATAGATTTATAATGAATGAAAAAATAGCGGTCAATAGACCGCTTTTATTTTTCCTCTTTCTTTACTTTGTGTTCTTCTGTCTCAATCTTCAATTCACACTCCACTTGGCACGTGTAGCCGGTGTCTGTGATGTTGTGTATCACTTTTGTGATAAGCCATTCCGACCCGTCAATTTCCTTTTTAAACCCTGACAGTTGCACCGGTGTTTCCGGCATTAAGTCGGGGATACCGCAAGCAAGTGTAATGCTAAACGTTGCCACGCCGCGTTTTAAGCGGTCGAATGCCGATTTTGCGGCATTGATGGCGCTTGCCTCGGTGGCGTAAGTGTGGCGTAGGGGTTTGATTTGGTCGCTGTCGCTTGTGACGAGTTCGGTTTGTTCAAGCGTATTGTATTTGCGCTTGCTCAAACGTGCGCCTTTTACCGTGCCGTCTTTCAGCGTGCGCCCTTTAGTCATACGTGCTTTTTTCACCACTTTACTATTTGCATCAATGGTTATTTCACCTCGTTTGCCGGTGTCTGTATTGTGCCAATAGGCGCGCACGGCTTTGTAATTGTCGCTTTCTGCAAGGCTGAATGTGTAGCTGTCGCCCTCTTGCTTTGTGATAACAACAGCCGGAATCGGTTTTCCGCTTGCAGTTTTTCCTTTACCCAACGGCATAAATAAAAGCGTGCCATTTTTCACCGTTGCCATTGCGCCGTATTGCTCCGCAAGGCGGGTGAGCAAATTGATGTCGCTTTCGTTGGTTTGGTCAATGTGTGTGAGGGTTTGTTCCGCATATTCTTTTGCACAGTGGCTTTCTAGGTGGTTTTCTTTAGCAATTTGAGCAACTAGCGCGCCCAATTTTATACCGTGAAATGACCGCTCTTTTTGCGTGCTTAAACTGCCTTTCAAGTCGGCAGAACGCGCACGTAAAGTGAGCGTGTCGGGTGCGCCACTGAATTGAATCTCATCAACCAGATATTTTCCTTTGTCGATAAGTGACGAGCCTTTCCACCCAATCGCCACTTGTATTGTGGCGTTGCGCGGTGGAATGGCAAGTTTGCCGTCGTGGTCGGTGAGTTGTAAATCTAACATGTCCGCATCAAATCCGCGGTTATCCTCAATTTGCAAACTCATTAAGCGATCAGCCACCGTCTGTGTGATGTCGTTTTTCTGCTTGTCTTGTGTGATCACAACAACAGAAAATTTCGGAGAGGGTGGGGCAATTTTTATCATAGGATTGTCCCCATGGCATTTTGAGCAAGCTCAATTAATAATGGGTCGTCGGTGCGTTTTAAATTTAGCGTGAAGTCAATCAAACGTGGCGTCCCGTCGCCAAAGAATTCCGTGCGCGTTTCTTGGATAGATTCGATGACAAAAAATCCTACAATCATAAAATCCGCCCCGTCAATCAGCGGAAATGCAGCGCCACTTTCTGCCATAAGCTCAAGCATGGCAAGGCTTAATTTTCCGCCTGTGATTTCAGGCGCAAGCCGTCCACTAATCGTTACTGTTTCTGAATCTTTGCCGGTGAATTGGGCTTTCGGCATTGCACCCACAACGGAATTGGTCGGGTGTCGCCAACTTGCCGTGCGATCAACACTTTGGTAAGGCACGGTTTGGCGCGTAAACACAAACACACCAAGGGCAGAAAGGACGGAGTTTTGAAACATTTAATCGTCCTTATCCGGTTCGCAACTGCAAATAAAAAGAAAATTTGAAAAAAGGATAAAAGAGCCAATAATCCAATGACCGAAATAAACAAAGACAGCACTTAATAAAATCAGCGTGTATATTTCGAACTGGGTTTTTACTTTTGTGTATCTGACAATTTTATTTTTATGGTTTGGCACCGAACAAACCCAAGCAACAATAGAAAGGATTGTAATAATCCAAATCATAGTAATTTGTGAGCCTGAACTGCCGATCATAAACACGGCAAACACGACAGAAAAAAGAATAAATTCGCGGACAAAATCTAAAAAACGTAATGATTTAAGCATAATGAAATCCTGTGAAAAGTGCGGTCAAAAAATCCTTTGATTTCTGACCGCACTTGATTAATGGAAAAGAAACGCCACGCCAAACACAAGCAACAGCCAAAAGGCGAGCAGTGAGCCAAGTAACCAACGCCAAATAATATGACGGGGCTTTGTCATTAAATAATCAATCAGTTTCTTGCTCATTTCGTTCCCTCGCTTTTTCGCGCCATTGCATTAATTCGGTAAAGCTCATTTCTTCAAAAGCTTGCGGTGGCCAGTGGAAGATTAAGGCGATGTCTGCCATGGCATCTTCCACGGTTTCCGCAATTAGGATTATTCCTCGGTCAGTTCTGCCGTTTCCGAGTTCTTCCCTAAAAAACCGACAGCCACCGCAGAAAGCTCGGTGAAGTCTACCACTTCCATGGTCGCGAAGTCAGATTTGTGCAACACAGGCTGTGTCACGCGTGGCAATAGCACTTGTAATGCATCAACATCCATTTGTAACACGTCGAACATTTTCAAGCCTTTTAATGCCGGCACGGTGGGTTTGTTTACGGTGATTTCGCTGATTTGTTTGTCACCGCGTAAGATTGGTGCACTTAATGTAATGATTTTTGAGGTTTCGTTTTTCATTATTCAATCCTTTCAATGGGTACAATAAAAGCCCCTTTCGGGGCGAGGTGTTACGACAAATTTAAATGCCAATTGCCGCGCGATGTTCCGCCAAGCGGTCTTTACCATCAACAACAAAGATAGAATTCATCAGATCAATTTCGATGATGTCTTTCCCGTTTTCAATGATTTTGTAATAGGTCAAAGGCACTGTGTAGCTTTGTTCGGTGTCGTCGCCCGATTTACTTGTGCCGTTGTCAATTTCGCTGAAACGACCGCGCATGACTAGTTCGATTGCTGTGACTTCTTCGGTATCGTCTTGTTGATAGGCGCCCGCAAAACGTAATGCTGTGCCGTCAATTTTTCCGCCAAATTCTTTGATAAGTTCGGTCATATAACCGCCCATTTTGAATTGCGCTTCCAAGCCTTCTACGCCTAAATTCACTTTCACTGGACCAATCATGCCGCCTGCGCGGTATTCTTCCAGTTTCATTGCCAATTTAGGTTGGGTGATTTCGGTAACTTGGCCACGGTAAGAATTACCGTCTGCCAAGAAGTTCATGAGTTTTAATTTACGTGGTAAAGCCATTTGTTATGCTCCTACTTTTGCAATGTTTGCGGCAAATTCCACAAGGTATTCATCGCTGATGTATTGGTTGAAACCAAGTTGTTCTAACGGTGGAACAGGGCAGTAGTCATAAGACACAAGCAATTTCGCATCTTTCAAGGTTGCGGCAGTGTTTAAGTTGGCATTGATAAATGCTTTCCCACCGATTAAATAGCCTTGCGCCACATATTCACGCCATTTTGCGTTGATTGCTTCCACGATTTCTTTTACCAGATTCACAGAAATGTCTTTATCCATCGCCCAGTCAAAGGATTGTGCAATGGTGTCTTTCAACACTTGTGCCGTGCGAGTGTAGTTTTCGTAGATAAATAATTTATCTGCCGAACGAGTGCGTAATCCCCAGAACTTAAAGCCATTGTGATTGACACAACAAGTAATACCTTGTTCGTTGAGGTAATTCACGTCTGTTGCACTGTCGTTAATATCGAAAGAAAGCGGCTTAGTGACACCAGTCACGCCAGTTAAACCTTTGTTTGAAATGGAGGTATGCCAGCCGTATTCTTTGTCTTGATATGCACGCATTGCAGCTGCACGAACAACGGCATAATCCACTTCGGTTTGTTTGGTGTTTGGGTTAAACGATAAGAAATCACCGAAAATCAGCATTAATTCACGTTGTGAGAAATTGCGACCATATGTCACCGCTTCTTCTTTGGTTTTTGCTGTTCCGCAAGTAGCATACACAAAGCCATTGAGTTTTTTCGCTACGCTTAAAAGCTCGGTGGTCACATCTTGGCTGTCATATTTCGGGATGCAGAAAATACGTGGTTTGACACCACAAACTGCAGCAGACACGAGGAACGCTTTTAAGCCAGTGTAATTGCCTTCGTTATCTACGGTTCCGATCACATTGGCTTTCATGGTGCTTTCATCTTCGTTTTCTTCCACACGAATGACGACAACTTTACAATTCACAATGTCCGCAATGCCATCTAATGCGCGAGATAATGTCCCTTTTTTCCCTGCTTTGGCTTGCATTTCAGCGGTGATACCAGTTAAAAGCGTAGGTTTGTTGAGTGGGAAAACCGATGCATCTGCATCTGGTGCGGTTGCCACTAAACCGATAACTGCAGTGGATGATGTGGTGAGTGTTCGCAAGGCTTCGGAAATTTCCGTCACCTTGACCCCATGGAGATATTCATCAGTCATAATTTTAGCCCTGTTGTTGAGCCCTGTTGTTGAGCCCTGTTGTTGAGAGATAGGGCTATTTTGTAAGGATTTAAAAATGAGTGATAGCGCTTGGCGTTGTGATATTTAAACTAACAAAGGGCGGTTAGGTAGAGACGGACGGATAAAAAAGGCGGAATTACCCGCCGTTTGTCTCTTTTTGAAAGATTGCAGCCAACTGATTTGGACTAAACCGCCAGCCTTGGTCAGTATTTCTGAGGGCATTAAAACACCATTCGCTGCAGAAAAACTTACTGCGTTTCTGTTTAATTCCAAGAACAATCCCGACAGCGCCCCACCAGTCGTATTTACAACCCAAAGTGCGGTCAAAATAGACTTTGATTTGTTCTTCAGTCACACCGTCAAGTGGGATTAAATCCCATTTGGTGTTATCGGACACATCAATCTGTTTGCAACGCACCCCACCGTCTTGTACCGATGATGAGTAGCAGTCATATACTGTCGCATGCTCATAATGATGCCCGCTGCCAAACTCAATGCGCTCAATGGCAATTTCGCAATGCGAGTATTGGCCCTTTGTGCAAAATCGAGTAATGCGGTCAGAGATTGCTTTAACTGGCTCTTTGTGCCAGTCGCGTTTGTGTTTATACATCGCCAAATACACCTTAGCCATTTTGATATGCCTCCATCAAGTTATCCATTTGCTTGACAATGTCCGCATAAATTGATTGCAGTTGCTCTAGCGTGAGATTAGGGGCTTTGAGCTCATACTTGCGCATGCGTTGGTTAGCAAGCTCTACCTGTAATTTCTCAAGCCCAGCTGCTTGCACTAAAATCAAATCTGTTGCGGCTTGGTTATTTAACCCCGCGCGTTTGGCAAAGTCTGTAATATATCTGCTGCATTCGCCTTGATAGTTTGCTGCCTTATACGCTTCCGCCGCTGTTTGGCGCTCACGATACTCAGACTCAAAACGCGTCCACGTGCTGTAAATCTTGGCCGCATGCGAGTCGATGTTATCTATTAAACGCGTTCTATTATCTGCAAGTAGATCTGCCAACTTCTCAGGCGAAACAACCCATTGCAAGGTTTCAAAATTTAACTCGTGCGCTGCACTTGGTTGTGGGTCAACCAAAACTGGATTACCTTGCTTATTGGCAATAATTTGCTTACCGGCGGCTTGTCCATCTAATAAAGTGCGGTATGTTTCGTCTGTGATTTCTATTGCACCATCTGGAATATCATGAATACCGTCAATATAAAACCCGTTTGTTTCTTTGTCATAAAAATACATTTTTAAAGCCTCGTTAATATCCAATGGCAAACCAATCTGCCGATGAATCAATAGGTAAAGTTGAGTTAATCTTGAATGTAAATTTTGAATTAGTTACATTAAGTGCTGCCAAATGTGTAGCATGATTGTGTACTGTCCGCATCTGATTCTCTGTCAATTGAATATTTAAAACCTTATTCGGAAATGCGATCGGAAAGACTATATCTGTGCTATTTTCGTCATGAATTACAGGTGTTTTGCCCCATTGTAAAATTAGCCCATTAGGCAATTTAACCCATCCTGTCTGTCCCCATTGAGAGCGATAATCGCTAGTCTGCACGGAGTTGTTAAGAGATTTACCGCTTGATGAGCGAACATCTCCAGCACTATTAAAGTCGCCATTATGCTCAAAAGCCCACAACCTGTTAGCGCCATTATCCTCAATAAGATGGATAATCCCTCGCCCAAAGCCATCACCTGCACCTTGCTTGGTCGTGTACCCGAATGAAAATCCAGCGCCATAACGTCCTTTTGAGCGGACTAAACCTTTGACAAATGGATGATACGTATCACGATCTTTAGACCCCGTAGCCTCAACCATAAACGGAGCGCCACTAGTATATTGATTCGAATAAGCACCATCTCCGAAATGAGTAGAGGCAATGCCTACTGTACGCAAAATGCCAGTCATAGAATCACCAGCTTTATTTACCGCCCAGCTTTGATAGGCAACAACTTCACCGTTATTTCCTAGTGCTGGGAATGATAGATAGACACTATTTCCTATATTAGGGATAAACATCATATTAAAACGACGATTAGCCGCTTCGTGCGAATTGGGGTGAACCTCTAACTGCCAAAAGCCTTGTAATGTCTCAAATTGATAAGCACTCCATCCTCCAGATGTATTTTTAGCCCTCAATGTACCGTTTATAGTTGTATCACCTGTTTTCGGTACTCTGCCATTTGCATTATTATTGGCATCATCTGCTGCCTTTTCTGCGTTTACACCTTTATCATAAGCCGTTTTAACCGCAGCACTGGTTGCGACGGTATCTGCGCTATTGCTATTTACTGCAGAGGATTTTTTGCTATTGGGGATGTAATTAGAGAGATTGCGTGTAAGCGCATCAATAAATGCTTTTAGTAACTTAATCGATTTCGGGGTGGCAGCCATATCTTCGGATTCCGACTCATATCCCGAATAGAGTTGGGTTATCCCTTGTTGTGAGGTGCTTGCCGTGGCTATTTCGTGGCAGTGCCCGCTTTCGTCGAATCCATTTTGCGTTGTGGCGGTAATGGTTTTTGGTGTCATTTGTTGTCTGGTGACAAAAATCACGCTGTTATCAATGGATAATGTCACCGCACTAGAGGATTCTACTTTTAAAATCATCCGCAATACTTGGACTTTGCCACTGCCACTACTTTCTGTCGGTTTAAAACTTTCAGGGCAGTTTGCATAGGCAATGAGTTTGTTTTGTGAGTCAAATACGCCCATTTCTCGGATGTAAAAACCACCGATATTTTCTGGGATAGTTAATTCAACAATCACCTGTTTATTATTGCGAGGGTCGAGAGAGACGGCACTGACTGGCGCAATGTGCGTTTGGTGTACGAGAGCTGTTGCGCTCGCCGTTGGTGTGACCGCCTGTCCATTGCCATCACCCACAGCAAATTTGGCGAGTTGCAACGGTTGCCCTTGGCTTAATGCGTGCGCGATAGCACGTGTTCCGTAGTCGGTTAATATTGCAAAATATTGTGATGTCATAAATATTCCTATTGTGGATATACAGTGATGATTTCGCCACATTGTTGACCAATAAAGGTTCTGAGCGCCCCTGTTGGTGAGATTGCGATAGCGAGCTGATTGAGATGTCTTGAGACGGGTTTAACATCATTAACCAGTCGCACAAGTTCGTTATAGGTTTGTTCATTCAAGCCACTTTCAGACACTTCTACGGTTAAGCTAAATGTTCCTGGTGTGCCTTGCGGATTCGTTTGAAACCATTCTTTCAGTTCAATAAGATAGCCTATTGGCTCAACCACACGTTTTACTGCGCCAATCGTGCCTTTGTGTTTGTGTACAAAATAAGATTGTTTAATCGCAATGCGTTTAACTTCTTCCGTCCAGTTTTCATCCCATTTATCCACCGAAAACGCCCAAGCTAAATAAGGGAGTAATTCAGCGGGACAACGTTCAGGGTTGATTAAATCTGCAATAACAATGGGATTTTCTACCGCACTTTTTAGAATTTCTGCCGCACGTTTTTCTAATGGGGTTGAACCTATCGGCAGTAAATGATTAGTAATCATCACTTGTCACGATCTCCAAATTAATTGCCGTGCAGTAGGCTGATTTTGAGCTTGGTAGCACAAGGTCGTCGGTAGGTGAGATAAGTTCTACGCGTTGTACACCTTCCAAGTGTAATGCGGCATAAATACCCGATAGACTAATGTCTCGCCCTAAACGGTGTTTTTCTTTGGTGTAAGCCGTCAATTTTTTTAGAGCAGCCGCTTTGATTGGCTCGTATTCAGGGCCACGATAAAGATGTAGTTTGGCTCGGATTTCGTAGGATTGGATCACCGCACTTTGGACAATAACTCGGTCGCCAATAGGGCGGATGTCATCATCGTTAAGTTTTGCCCGAACAACATTTAAAAGGTTTTCGTTTGCTTCACCTTGTCCATTACGGCTTAAAATCGTGACGGTGACATTGGCGGGCTGTGGTGATACTACCGATACATCTGCAACATCAGGATGTGCAGAGAGTGCATGGAAGATATAAGCAGAGCGAGGACCCGCTACAGAAAGCCCCTCAAAGGCTAGTTGCGTGCGCAATCTTAATGAGGTGTCATCTTCTAAAATTTCGGGAATTTTAGGCGTAACATTACTATTCGGCTCTTGAATGACTTGTCTTTTTACATTGTAATTGGCGGCAATCACATCCAAATCTGAACCGCTTGCATAGGCTAACATTGTGGCTTTTGCCGCGTTATTGATTCGGTTTCTTTCCATCAACTGTAAGTAAACCACTTCTTGTAATAATTTCGTGATTGGCTCACTTTCTAAACTTAATCGTGCTTGCCAAAATGCTCTTTCATCTTGTGGGAAAAGCGCGATAAATTCCGCTTTTCTGTCTGCGAGCAAACTTTCAAAATCTAAATCTTCTAGCACTTTCGGTGCATCTAGTTTTGATAAATCGACTAATTCGCTCATTGTTTATGTCCTAAAAATAGTTTTTCGTTGCGCATTTCTTGGTTATCTTTACGACTGCGTGCGACATAACTTGCCACGATGCCACCTTCAACCAATTCAGGTTTAAATTGTGTGATCTGTACTCGTGGTTCCCATCGATTAATTGCGGTGACAGCACAAGCTGCCAGTTGTAATAACAATGTATGACTAATGGGGCGGTCAATTAGCAGAGGAATTAAACTGCCATATTCACGCCGCTGAATACGTGAACCAACAGGGGTTAGCAAAATATCGGCAATGGATTGTTTAATGTGGTCGCTTTCGTTTTTTAATGTTTCGCCAGTGTATCGATTCATTATTCTGGTTTTCCTGTTTTACTCGGGCCACCTTGTACGCCACCGTGTTTATGGTTAATTTGACTGATTCCACCTGCGGTCATGTCGCCAGTACTTGTTACACTTCCTTCAATTTTTACATCGCCTTTAATTTTTACCGTTGGGCAAAAGATTTCGATTTGTTGTGAAGCATTGATGAAGGCGGATTTAATCCCGACAACGTTCAGCCGTCCGCTTGTTTGGTTGTATTCAATGCTTGCGCCATCGGCAAATTTAATCACATGCACATCAGGCGAATGGCTTGGGCTGTTTTTGGTGTAAAGCCCGACCAATACGCAAGCCGTAGTGAATTCACCGCTTGCGGATAAAATCACGCATTGTTCGCCTTTAGTCGGTGGCGACCACGTTGTTGTTGTGCCGGCACGGAGTGTGACGAGCGGCAAAAAATCTGTAAGGATTTGACCGCTCTTTACGCGTGCGCGTGCCGTGGCGTGGTCCACCTCGGCAATAATACCGAAACGGATCAGGTTATCAATGCGACGGGTTAATTCTGCGGACATAGTATTCACGGGTTGCAATAAATAACGCTATTTTTGGCGACTTCGCGAAAAGTTGCGATGGTGGGACGGTGTGAAGTGGCGGGCAACAAAAAAGGGCTTTCGCCCTTTTGGTTAAGCACGGTCACGCAAACTACTGCGCGCACGGGCTTGTTGTTGGTTTTGGATGCGTTGCAATTCTTTCGCCACTTGTTGCGCAATGGCTTGTTCGTTCATGCCTTGCGCGGCATTAATCGTGATTTGCACGTTCATCGGTTGCGCCACTTGTGCCGCCACTGGTCGGGCGGAAATTGGCGGTCTGTTATCCACCTGAATTGGTGCGGCGGTGGCAAGTCCGATACCTAAACCGCCCGCAATTAAGGCTTGTTTCCCGTAATTTAAAGCATTAAGTGTTGCCACGCCAAGGCGACTTGTGGCTTCTTTTGTCATGACATATTCACCGCCATGAACAATGCCCATTGGTTGATATTTCCCGCCATTTCCAGTGTAACCGCCTGTTGCGTATTCTGGAATATCTGCCATTGCGGCCATGGTTTGACCAAGCACGCCATTTCCAAACGCGGCTTTCATGGTTTCTTCTTTTAATGCTTTGGCTTTTTGATTTTGCTCGTTGATTTTAGGTAGATTATCAATCAACCACTTCACGCCATCAATTAATAGTTGGAGTGGTTTTAATGCTAAATCAATGCCAAAAGCGACCCATTCCCCAAATTGTTTACCTGCGCTTGCGGCGGCATCTAAATCTTCTTTTGTGCTTTGTATCGGAGACAATAAATCAGTAAACCATTTCACCGCTTTTTCAATCCATCCAACGACAACACCAAATGCAGTGCCAAGTGGTTTGAATTTTTCAAGGACAGGGGCGAGACCTGATTTTAAGCCTTCAAAGAATCCACCGAAGAAGGCCTTGATTGGTTCCCAGAATTTATAGATTAAGAGTGCGGCACCAATAAAAGCTGCTCCACCAAGTGACAGAATATAAGGCAGAAGTTTTAATGGAGAAAGTAGCCATCTTGCAACAGCCCCTCCCACATTTTTAATTTGCCCACCAAATTTAGGCAAAAGAATGTTGAGTTTGCTCAACCCTAAGATTAGACGTGCGACAGGATATAGCACAAAACTTAGCATAAAGGCGAGCGCACCAAACACCGTAAGAGATCCACCGATTGCACCCGCAACTAATAAAATATTTTTAGCAAGTTTCGGATGGTCTTGAATCCACTTGTTGCCTTTGTCAATCAATCCGCCAATTTTTTTCAATAAATTATCTAATGTCGGGGCAAGCGTTCCGCCAATGGTTGAATTTAAGTTAAAAAGCTTATTTTTGAAAACGCCCCAAGTTGATGAAAGTGCTTTCATCCGTGTGTCAAATTCTCGACCCATTGACCCTTTTGCAGTCTCGCTATTCGCAAGCTCAATTTGTCTGCGCCATTCTTCTGTATTAGAAACTAATAATGCAAGGGTTTTGGTGTGTTCTGTTCCCACCAAATCTGCAATAAACCCAAGGCGCTTATGTTCCGGCATTTTTTTGATGGTTTCCACGATTTGCATCAACGTGCCTTGCGCATCTTTTGCCATGCTTAATTCGACCTTGCTTGCGCTTAATCCCATTGCTGCAAGTGCATTGCGAACAGGCTTTTTCTTACTTGCTGACGAAAGGCGAGTGAAGATCGCATTTACTGCGGTGGCTGATTGTTCTTCTGCCGCGCCCGCAGTTTGCAAGGTGGAACCCAGTGCCGCCATATTCTTTTCGGTGATTTTGGCGATGCCCGAAATACCGGAAACGCGATTCATGAAACCGATAATTTCTGTTCCTTTTGAAATGGCGTTATCATCTAAATAGTTGATGGCATCTGCAAGTTCGCGCGATGCAGCAGAAGAAAGTTTGAAGTTTTTTGTTACTTTGCCGAACTGTTCGACTAATTCATCCGGATTTGCTGCATCAAACGCTGTTGCCATTTGTGTGTTTAATCGCACAAAATCTTCTAATTGCTCTTTTGGCACATCCATTCGAGCTGCGGATTCAATCATGTTGGCGATTTCTACGGTAGTGAGTGGCAATTCGGTGGATAATGCTTGGATTTTCTTTTTCCACTCATCAAATTCAGCCGTGAAGTTTCCGGAATCATCTTTTAGCCCTTGCACTTGTCGTGCCACACCAACCATTGCATCTTCAAATTGCATAAAGTCATTCACAGATTTTGCAATCGGGGCTGTAATTGTTGAGCCCGCTGCCGATGCTTGCGCACCTACCATTTGCGCCTTTCCGCTCACCTCTTTCAACGTTTCGACTTGTCCGCGATAGCGATTGTAGGCGGCTTGTTTTGCATTAAGTTTAGCTAGTGCAGTTTCTTGTTGTTTGATTTGTTGATTTACACCTTTTAATTTGCTTTTGAGCTCGTCTTGCCGTTGAGCAAGTGTTTTTGCAGACAATCCCGAAGCGTTCAATTCTTGGCGTGCTTGACGTAGTTTTAATGCGGCTTGAGTTTGTTCTGTTTTGAGCTTTTCGACTGCCTGTTGTGCTCTTAATACTTTGTCGCGAAATTCATTTGTCGGATTTTTTGCCGTAGCGAGCTGTTTGGCATAATGTTTTGCTTTTTGTTGTGCTTGAGCGAGCTCTTGATTTACTGCACCCAATTTATTTTTCAAAGGGTTTAGGGTTGCTGCGTATTTTTTAATAGCAGCCTCTGTCTCTTTATCTTGTTTTGTTAATTGCGCGCGAATAGCTTTGTTTTCTTTCAGCTTTTGCGAAAGCGCGGACACTTGCTTGCTCGCATTGCGCAATGGTGCCGAAATTTTATCAATGGCGTTTAATAAGACGGTGAGTTGTAAATTATTCATTTTTTCTACTCGTTTTTTATTGACAATATTCTTTTCTTGGCTTAATAATTAAGCAAACAAAAGGGGGATAATATGATCGCGATACTTTCTTTATTTATTCTCGCCGTAGGATTGCTGGGGCTTGCTATCGGTTCTGGTTTGATTGCATTGCCTTGGTTAGTTTCCGGCATTATTGCCGCGCCTGTTCTGTTTCTTTATATGTTGATGATGGGGTCAGTGCTTTGGCTTGCTGAAATCAATTTTTTCCTTGGTATTGCAGCACTTGCAGTGTATTGCTATTGGATTCACATTATTCGCAAGCACATCAAATTAAAATCACAATCTAAAGACTTAATTGCTCAATAATTAAGTTTTCAATTAATTCCACATCACTTTCCGAAAAGCCCAGCAATTCACGCTGGGCATATTGTACTTTGAAACCTTTGTTTTTATCCACCGTGCCTTGCAATCCGTATTGATGCACTGCCGCGATTGCTGCGCTTGCGCCATTAAACCCCACTGTCACATCGTTGCCATTTGACCGCACTTTTAAATGCCGTGCGGTGCGTAGTTTGGCGAACATGGCTTTGCGTTTGATGCGCCCTTGTTTTTTGCGAAAATCTTTGCGCGGTTTGCGTGGCTCAAAGGCGGAGCCGTCGGGGTTTTGTTGGCGTGCAATGCGGTTGGCTTGGCTTTTGCGCAAGGCTTGCCCGATTTTGCGCCCAAGCTGTCTGCGCGCTTGTGGCGAAAGATTCGCGATAAGTGCGGTCAGTTTTGCTTGAATTTCTTCCACCGTTGCCATTAATTCGCCTCACCCTCGAAAATTAGATTATCCCAATTTTCCAAATACACTTTCACTTGGTTCGGTTCGTTCAAGGTTGGTTCTTTGGCGTAGTGGATTTGCACACTGTCGCCGTCTTTTTTCGATACCACGCGCTCGGTGAGTTTGATTTCAAAGCTGATGTCTGCCGTGTCGTTGTTGTTATAGTCCACCTGAAATTTAAAGGCGTTTTCGCGCATTTGTGGGTTTTCAAAGATTTCCGGCTGATTTGTGCGCAGGTAAGCAATCATCGGCACAATGAGCGCGGCAATGTCGCCCGCGTAGTCGGTGGCAATCACATTGAGGGTGTAGCGATATTCAAAACTGAAAGAGGGTGCACCCGTGGCAATCACTTGCCCTCCGTCCACGTAAAGTTGCAAACGGTCGGGGTTTTTCACAAAGTCTGCATGACTTTGCTCAAGGATTTTGCGCAGTTGGTTTGGTTTTTTCATTTTTCTGCTCGCAAATAAGCGGTTGATTATTTTTATCTACGGCGACAATTAAATGCCCGTTGTCGGTCATCAAATAGCCCACTTGATGAATACAAACCTCGGTAATTCTTCCGTCTGCATAATTTGAGTATTTGCCCCAAACGCCGTCACTAAATGGCACGGTGTAAGTATCGGCTAAACAAGGCAATGCGGTAGTTATAGCAAGGCAAAGTGCAGTTCTTCTCATTTTCTAAAATTCCGCTGACGTTTTTCTTCAATTTCTTGGCAAGTCACACAACGGGTCACGCCTTGAATCATCTGTCTGCGCTTTTCGGGAATGGGTGCATCGCAATCTTCGCAATATAAACGGCTGACTGCTTGGAAAGTGCGGTTGTTTTTCAATGCGATTTCGCGGTGCATTTCTTCAAATTCTTGCGCGCGGTCGAATTGGTCGGTCATTGTTTCGATTCCTTGTTAAATTCTTCAATGCACGTTTTCAGGCTGTTGTTTTCAATCACGCACAGATTTAATTTGTGCTGTGTTTGTTGATATGCCTCGGCAAGTTCGCCATTGGTTCGGACTTGTGGCGCGTATGCAGTGCATTCTTGCGCTTGTGGGCAAAGAATAGGCTGTTTAATGATCTGCGGTGCTGTTGAGCACGCCACGCACGCTATCAGGAATAAGGCTATCAGCCCAAGTTTGATGTTGTTTAAGTGCATTTTTTAAATCCTGCGTTTGTTGGGTTTGTTGTGTTTTTAAATCGTTCACCGCTTGCGTGAGTAGTTTCTGTTGTTCTGCAAACTGCTGCACGTGTTGATTTAATTCGATGTAAGATGCTTGCCACTTGGCTTTGAGCTGTTCTTCTTTCACCATTTCTGCATGCCAGTGGTTCGCTTGCCACCCTTGAAAGAGGATAATCAGCACGAGTGCAACAGGGCCAATTAATAAAATCCAACGTTCTTTTTTTGTCAGAAAGTTAAACATAATGCTTTCTCCTTTTTGCGGCGTTCGATTAAGCCTTTCAGTGGTTTTCCGCCCGCGTAAATCCATCGCTCAAATTGACCGCACATTTGTTTGCTGTAACCTTGGCGCGCCATTTTAAAAAGCGTGCTGTTTTTGAGCTTGCCACACCCTACGTTAAAAGTAATAGACACAAGGGAATCAAATGCACCTTGTGGCATGTTTTGTCCGTTGGCGTAGGTGTTCACGCATTTTTCGGCTTGCTTGATGCCTTTCACAAAAGCGGTGGCGATTTCCTCGTCGGTATAAACTTTATTGCGCACGATGGGTTCAACAGCTTCCGTTGTGCCGATGCCGAATGTCAGCACGTCCGCAGGGCAGTTATACGGCACGCGTTGGCAATCCTCGGCATTGCCGGTGAGTAACAATCCATCTTTAGACGTGCGAATCTCATTGCCATACATTGCAAGGCTTAAGCCAACAATCGCGACAACGGAACACGCCCATTTAGCGGCTTTTCTTACCATTTAATCTTCCTTCTACTTCTAATTTTCTTAATTCAAAATCTTTTTTCTTGTAATACCAATTAATTAAAAAGGTGGCGACACCGATCACAATACCGATGACCGATGCCACATCAGCCCAGTTGATATTTGCAAACATATCGGCAATTCGCCCTGTAATAAAACTCATAAATGCCCCTGTGTAGGCGGTTTTTGTTGTGGTTTCGTGCATATCAGCTCCATAGTTGTAGCGTATCGCGAGCCACGCTGATTTTTTCTGTGTCTGGGTCGGGTAAATTCACGATTGTTCCGATAGGGATGATTGGCTTATCCATTAAGTGCGGGTTCAGTTCGCAAGTGATTTCGAGCAAGCCTTCACTTTTTCCAAAATGGCGGTAAATAATCGCATCGAGATTGTCATTTTGTTGGGCACGCACTTTCATCAAATTAGCTCCACATCAATTCTTCTGATTTTCAGTAGGTCGCTGATTGCAAAACGTGCATCACGTCGCAATTGGTCGATGCTATCTTTAAGCTGTTCCATTTTCTTTTCACCGTCATTGGTGCTGTCGTAGCTTGCGTAACGTTCGTTTAAATTGGCAAGGGCAAGGCAAATCACCGCGCGGCGATAACGTTGCACTAAAATGCTTTCACTGTTGATGTGTTGCGCGGGGATTCGCTCAAGGTAGCCATGTTCGGCATTGTCTTGTTGGAACTGGGCTAATTCTTCATTTACGCTTGCGATAGCCTCAATCAAGGCATCTTGTAAGCGTAAATCGGTGACAGTGCCGTCAATGCGCATTTGATTGCGACATTGCGACAACGACAAATCAGGGAAGAATGGCTCGTTTATGATGTAATCATCTGTGCTAGGGTAGGTTTCTACCTGTTTTTGCACCGCGCCCATTTCGTAATCTGGAGCAAGTTTGATTGAGATTGCACCGTCTGACATAAATTTACCTATAAAAAAGCGGGGTGGGGATAAAGAGCAACAATCAGGGAAAAGGTGAATAAACCTGACCGCGCTTTTATCCGCCCCGCGGGTGCGTGGTTCGCTCTTTATCAAAGCCGATTAATCGGCTTTGCTTAATTGCTTACGGAGTTTTTTAATATCGCCTTTCACACCGACTTTCTGATCTAACCCAATGGCTTTTTCGAGATACTCAAGGGCTTTTTCAGGATTTTTCGGCGCGGTGAGTAAGCCCAATTCACGCAATAAGCGTGCGCGGCTCTCGTCCGGCATATCACAATCAGCGGTGATGTGGTTTGCTTGCTCAAGATATGAGACTTCAAACGGCTGATTGGCGGCTTGTGCGGTTTTTGCTTGGTCGGCAAATTCTTCCGCGATAAGTGTGCCAAGTGTCCGCGTGAACGGGTCAGGCAGTTGCAAATCGTGGAAAACCGCATATTCGGCGATGTTCAACGCAAGGTGATATTCTTTGCAGTCAATCGCCCACACACACCACGTCATTAAAACGTTGTCCTGTTTGCCGTTTCCGGCAGATAAAGCGCCCTCTATCCACGGCAAATAGTCCGGCAGAATCTTTTTCTTAAAGTCCGCTTTGCGCTCCGTGGATTGAATTTGTTTCAAATCCTTTTTGTGGCGCGCAAGGATACGGAGCATTTTTTCATATTCTGAAAAGTCGCTTAAATCTTCAAATTCTGCGGCGTTAGCCTCTGCCGCAGACACTTCAAGAAAATGACGTTTAGTCGGTCGCATGAGCGATTAATCCTTTACTACTCGCTAGCCGGTGCATTAATGACGGTGATGTTTTTCGCCAGTGCGACAGCATCATAGTTTTCCACAACGTATGCCTCGTTAGATGACATGTAGTCTTCCACGCGGTTGCGTTCCGGCACATCTTTGATGTTACGGCGAACAGCGCCTTCTTGCACATAGATTGACAAGTTATCAAGTGATGTCACTAATACAGTGCCTTTCGGGAAAAATGGCACAGATACCGCTTGTAAACCGCCTACGCGTTTTTGACTGATAACAATGTCACCAGACAAAATTTCGCTTGGTTTTTCTTGGTTGATAAGCGGGAAGTATTTATCCGCTAATAAGTCGCTACCTAAGATTGCGACTAACTTTGAGTCGTTGCGATATTGGTCAGGGATAAAGTCTTCTTTTAATGCGAAAACGAGTGCATCAAGGTTTTTATAAGTTTTACCTGTGCCCACCTCAATTTTGCCGGAGCCTTTTTGCTCTTCGGTCATCACGCGTGGTTTGGCTTTTTCTTCAATTTGCACTAACCAGCCTTTGTTCACGTCTTGCAACAATGGATTTGAGTTGCGGTCAGTGGTTGCGGCAACAGATTGACCGCTCCAGCCGATCATAATGCGGTCTAGCGCAATGCGTTCCGCTTTGAGGTTTGCCACGCGTGCCGCGAAATCGGGGAATTTCGCCCATGAATCCAAAGTGGCATAATTCAAGTGGGTGTCGAAGTTGGTTTGTTCGCAAGAGTATATGTTCTCCTGCAAGCTGTGAATGTCGGTAGTTTCACGCGCTTTGGTGTTTGTATCGGTACGGCTTGCAACCGGACCTGACACGCCTAAACGAAGCGCGGAACCTTTCATTTCTGTAACAGGAATTACATTGATGCGTTGCAAAAATTCAGAACTTTCTAGCACTGCATCTTCTAATTTTTGTTGAATGGTTGGCTCTACGGTGAATTGACCGCCTGATGCCACAAAACTTTCGCTTTCGCCGTTTGCTGCTGCAACGCTTGCAATGTATTGATTAAATTTTTCTTGGGTGAATTTTTTCATCGTGAAATCCTATTTATTGGGTATTCGGTTTCGGGTTTTGGCTGATTAGAAAATGTAACCGGCGTTTCCTGCGTTTTCACCCGCCACTTTCGGGCGCGGGGTGTAATTTGCCGCAGGTTGTTTTTCCAGTTCAGCAAATTGCGCAAGAATGTTTTCATTTTCCGCTTTGAGTTCTGCAAATTCGCTTTCGCGTTTTGCCAAATCGGCAGAAAGTTCGGTCAATTTTTCTTCCGTTTCTTTCGCTTTTTCCGCTAACAGCTCAATGGCTTTGGCTTGGTCGGCAAAGCGTTCATCGTCGGTTTTTTCTTTTTTTGCAAACAAGCCTTTGATTTTTTCAAAGATAGATGGCGCTTGTTCGGGTTCTTCCGCAAACTCTAATTCGGTTTCGATAGCTGCGGTGAAAAGGTTGTCGGCTTTTTCTTTGCGGTTGTTGAGTGGATTTGCGCTTGCACCGGCAGAAAATTTCAACATTTCTGTGCCAAGGCTTGCAGGATTGTCTGTTACCGCTAAACCGACTAAATAGGCTTCGCCAGTGTCGGCAAAATTCGGGTCACATTCGATTGATGTGTAGATTTTTTGGCGGTCTTTATTGAGTTTGATTAAATCGTCGGTTGGGTCGATTTGTGCCAATAACTGCAATTTGCCCTCTTCGTTTTCTTCGGTTTTTAAGCCTAAAACGTCGCCGTAGCATTTTGAGTGCGGGTCATCATTCCACATATAACGCCACTTCATGTGCTCAAGGTTAATGCGTGCGCCATATTTTTTCGGGTCGTAATTTGCCGCCATTTGCTCAATCCAAGAACGATTGATTGTGCGACCGTCTGTGGTTGCCCCTTCTGTTGCAACAACAAACCATTTTGAAGTTTTTGCCATTGGCTAATCCTTTGTTTGTCGTGAGTTCAATAATTGCGCTCATTCTGAAAGACTTTTCAAGCCTATGCTACGCCTTGCCGTTGTTGCCTTGCCTTTCACAAAATCGCCCGAAAGACGACCGCACTTTGCACCACTACTATGCCGTTATTGATATTTAAGAGATAACGCATGACAGAACCTAACATTGAACAGCTTTTGCCGGATAACACGGCAGATGCGAAACGACAGGCGCAAGTGATGTATTTCAGCGGTTACAAAATCGCGGAGATTTCGCGCCAACTTAACATTCCCACGTCCACGATTTCGAGCTGGAAAGAGCGCGAAAAGTGGGATGATTTCGCGCCCGTGGGGCGTGTTGAATTGACTTTAGAAAGCCGATTGAACTTGCTCATTCTGAAAGAAAATAAGAGTGGAGCAGATTACAAAGAAATTGATTTACTCGGTCGCCAAATGGAACGTATGGCTCGGGTGAAAAAATATTCTTTCGGTGAGGGCAATGAAGTGGATTTGAACCCGAAATTGGCGAACCGAAACAAAGGCGAGCGCAAGAAAGCCGAACAAAATTCCATTGATGAAGAACAAGAAGAATTGCTCATCAATGGTTTTCTTGAGGGAATGTTTAACTATCAGCGAGTGTGGCACAAAGCGAAAGAACATCGAATCAGAAATATTTTAAAAAGCCGACAAATTGGGGCGACTTATTATTTCTCGCATGAAGCCTTTATTGATGCGCTGACTACGGGTCATAACCAAATTTTCTTGTCGGCAAGTAAGAAACAGGCTTTGCAGTTCCGCTCTTATATTGTGAACTATGCCAAGCAAACGGCAGATGTGGACTTGAAAGGCGAGACAATCAAATTGCCGAATGGCGCAGAATTGATTTTCCTCGGCACAAACTCTGCAACGGCTCAATCCTATCACGGCAATTTGTATTTTGATGAAGTGTTTTGGGTGCCGAAATTTGACGTGATGCGCAAAGTGGCTTCCGGTATGGCGGCGCAAAAGATGTATCGCCAAACGTATTTTTCAACCCCGACCACCATTGCGCATCCTGCTTATGCGTTCTTTTCAGGAAAAGCGTTCAATCGTGGGCGAGCAAAAGCGGACAAAGTGGAAATTGATATTTCACACGAAAACCTGAAAACGGGCAAACTCTGTGCCGACCGTCAGTGGAAACAGATTGTGACAATTCATGATGCGTTGGAAGGCGGTTGCAACCGGTTCAGCCTTGAAGATTTATTGGCCGAAAACAGCAAGGAAGAGTTTGAACAACTTTTTCTGTGCCAATTTGCTGATGATAACAGTTCCGCGTTTAAATTTGCTGACTTGCAACTTTGCCAAGTGGACAGCCTTGAAGAATGGACGGACTACAAGCCATTTTGGGCGCGACCGTTCGGCAATCGTGAAGTTTGGTTGGGCTATGACCCCGCCTTTACGGGCGACCGTGCGGCACTTTGTTTGATTGCACCGCCGAAAGTGGAAGGCGGTGATTATCGTGTGTTGCATTGGCAAACTTTTCACGGCATGGATTTTGAAGCGCAAGCAAGTCGAATCAAACAATTCTGCGACGACTACAACATCACCCGCATTGTGATTGATAAAACAGGCATGGGAGCAGGCGTTTATCAAGAAGTGAAAAAATTCTACCCCATGGCGGTCGGCTTGGATTACAACGCGGATTTGAAAAATGAAATGGTGTTGAAAACACAAAACTTGATTCAAAAACGCCGCTTGAAGTTTGACGGCAACGAAATCATCACCAGTTTTATGACGGTAAAAAAACGCATTACCGGCACAGGGAAAATCACGTATGTGTCGGACCGTTCGGAAGATGCCAGCCATGGTGACTTATCTTGGGCAATTATGAACTGCATTTTGAATGTGCCTTATGGATCCGGCGGTGATGTTGGCCACAATACACAAACCACAATTTTTACCTTTGAATAGGATTAAACCAAATGAAAAAATCACGCAAAAAAACAACCGCACTTTCTTCCCAATCTACCGCCGAAGTATTCAGCTTTGGTGAGCCGATTCCGGTGCTTGACCGTTCGGAAATTCTGAACTATTTCGAGCCCGTGTTGATGTTTCAAAAATATTACAACCCACCGATTAATTTGAGTTATCTCGCGAAAGCGCTCAATGCCTCGCCACATCATCAAAGTGCAATCACCGTGAAGAAAAATATTTTACTTTCGACTTGCAAAACGACCGCACTTTTACCGCGCACGCAGTTAGAAAAACTGGTGCAAGATTATCTCGTGTTCGGCAATGCCTATATCGAAGTGCAGCGCAACAAATTCGGGAAAGTGATTGGCTTGTCCTCGCCATTGGCGAAATATATGCGCGTTGGCGTGGAAGAGGGCGTGTTTTATCAAATCGTAAACGGCTTTGAAGAACACAAGTTTGCTGCAGGGGCGGTGTTCAATATCGTGAACCCTGACATTAATCAAGAAGTTTACGGTGTGCCGGAATACTTGGCGGCGTTGCAATCAGCGTTTCTAAACGAAAGTGCCACGCTGTTTCGGCGCAAGTATTATTTGAATGGTGCGCACGCTGGCTCAATCATTTATTTGACCGACCCAACACAAAACAAAGATGATGTGGCAGCGATTAAAGATCAGATTCGCGCAACAAAAGGCACGGGTAACTTCAAGAATTTATTCATCAATATTCCAAACGGCAAGAAAGACGGGATTCAAGTGATTCCGCTTTCGGATGCGGTCGGCAAAGATGAGTTCTTGAATATCAAGAACGCAAGCCGTGATGATGTGCTAGCCGCGCACCGTGTGCCACCTCAACTGATGGGGATTATTCCAAATAACACGGGAGGATTCGGGGACGTTGAAAAAGCCACTAAAGTTTTCTTCGTGAATGAAATTCTACCGTTGCAAGAACGTCTAAAAGAAATCAATGAGATAGTCGGACAAGAAGTGATTCGCTTTGAAGATTACAAATTGCTAGAACCGACAAAATAAAACAGATCCTTTCAAATAAAAAGCCCGTGCAAATGCACGGGTTTTCTTTTGCGCAAAACGCGTGTTTTTGTCTCGCATAGCATTAATATTGCCCCAGTGTATTATATCAAACCGACAAACGGCACAAAGCGGAAAACATTGATTTTCGCTGATTTTTCAACGAAACCCACGCGCGAAAAATCGCAGTCAAACCCTCGCCACGCCTGCGCAGTAAATGTGTGTGTTTCAACGCAAATTCAGATTCTTTACAAAGCCTTTTCAGATCTACCGCCTTTCAGATCCTTTTAATCAGATCCTTTAACGCAAAATAACGCAGAAAAATGCAAATTTTGATGCTATAATCTTTCCCAAAATTAGGCTAAATAACGTCTGAATTGGCGTCCTGTTTTTTATTGTAGTAAGCATGGTAGTAAGCTGATTTTATCTTTGAAATATATCTTTTAAAAACAAAGTGATATTTTTCTAGATCAGTTTCCGCCAGCTCCACCACAAAATAAACCTATCAAGTCCTATGAAAGACTTTAAAGCCTTGAAAATAATAACTTCAAGGCTTTTTTATTATTCTTTCAAAAATTTATATAATTATCTTATTGTGGAAGTGGTCGATTTATTTTAATAAAACAAACCTAACCTAAGGAGAATTATGGCGTTAATTAACTGCCCTGAATGTAATAACCAAGTAAGTAACCAAGCTTTAAAATGTCCGTCATGCGGTAAACAACTCCGCAAACCAAAACGTACATTTATGGGCAAGGTTTTTAAATGCTTATTTATTTTATTTAATGTATTAATGGCAATTTGGCTGATTGGCGGTGTTGCTTCAAGTGCTTATGTGATTAATAATACTATAAGTAATACTGAAAGAGCAGGTACGCTGCTTGGCACAGGATTAGGCGCAAGTATAATCCTTACACTTTGGGTAATTGGTGATGTGATTCTTGGTTTATTCGTTTTATTAACTCGCCCCAAAGCATAA